AACACATTGTCACCTAGGGTGTAGATATCCAAAAATCGACCTGTAAAAAGTGTATTTTGACGCCAAATGTTAACCTTTTGTCACCTTTTGACATTTTCTGTCACCCATCTAAAAACAAACTGGAAAAGTTTATATTTATTACCTATCGTAATTTAAAAAGAAAAATATATAATAAAAATGCCTGTATGTGAATATTGTAATAAAAATTTTTATGATAAATCCACACTGAATAAGCATCAAAAAGATTCAAAATCATGTATGAAAATAAGATTACAAAAAGATCCTAATTTAGTAATAGAAAAAATAGAATTTAAATGTAAATATTGTGAAAAAAAATTAAGTTGTAAAAGACGTTTAGAAACACATATAAATATATGTAAGAAAAAAGATGAAAAGAAGATTAATACAAGTGAAATAACGGAAATGAAAGCTGAAATAAAATTACTTAAAAAAGAACTAGAAAAAGTAAAGGATAACCCTAAGCAAATTATAAATAATACTGTAAATAATACTATAAATAATTACGGAAGTATTTTAACATTTATGACGCCTGAAGTTGTATTAGATACATTTAAAAAATTATATGATATTTCTATATTTTTACAGTCGGATAAAGGATTGGCAAATTTTACTACTAAGCATTTCTTGACCGGTAAAAACAAACCTTATTATATTTGCGTTGATAAAGCTCGTAAAAAATTTATTTTTACAGATGAAAATAAGAAAAAAATAGAAGACGTAGATGCTGGCATTTTAATTGGATTGATTTCAAATGGAATGAGTGTTGTTACTAAATTTTATGAACAACATCGAAAAACATTACAAAAAAAATTATTAGATTCGTCGGTAACTAACAATCAATCATTAATAGAAGATATATATGATCAAATTATAAAATTAGAAAAAATTTATAAAAGCATCAAAGATACAATAAACAAACAAAAACCAGAACGTTATTGTTCACAATTAGCAAGAAGGTTGCCATCTTGTATAGAAGATCGGGAAGTATTAGATCGATTAACTAATGAAAGTAATGAAAGCGATGACAGCGATGATGAAAAAATTGAAAGTATTGTGAATGAATTGGAGCCGAATTATGAATATGATGAAAATATAGAAATAGATAAACAAGAATTTGAAAAAGTTATTGTTGATGAAAAGGCTATTTCAGCTGAAGAATATTTAGAAAAATATTACAATGAAAGTGATTCTGAAAGTGATTCTGAAAGTGATTCTGAAAGTGATTCTGAAAGATGTGGAAACGAAAGAGAAATTATTGAAAGCGATAATATTGAAAGTTATAATCCTAAAATGATAGGTGGTATTACATTAGGCGGATTGAAGATGTACAAAGATTTTTATAAAAAAAGCAATATTGTTAAATTTCATCCTAAATTTGTAAAAACATCTGAATCTTTACAAGAATATCAAATCTATCTCGATAATTAATTTACACATCATTTTAATTTTAATTTTAAAAAAATGAAATCAATCGTCTTTGGTTATTTTGCACGCTTTTCTAAAAAGCGTATCGTTGTCTTCTCAATTGTTGCATCAAAAAAGTTTTAAGATTTTCTTCTTTAATATTGTATGGAATTTCGATTAATGTTATACCCATTTGGCGACATTTCATAGCCTTGTCCTGATCTCTTTGTACCTGGTCTTCAAAATGTTTTGGTGTAAGATGAAATCGTGGAGAAAATTTGTAATGCTGAACTCCTTGTACTTCTACGGCAAGATTTAATTCTTTATTAAATAAATCGATTTCAAGATTTCTTCCTGTGTGTTTGTTCTTTAAAAATTCCGGACGAATTTTGTAAAAAGGTTTACGAAACATTTGTTCTAAATGATATTTTGCGGCCAATTCAAGCTTACTGTCACGAGGAGTATGTTCTCTATAGTTATAATAAGGATCACGCGGAGGACTTCCAAATGTAACTGTATCTCGTTGTATAAAATTACGTATAAATGATGATTCTGTAAATGATCCTGTTTTGTTTGTATACCAATTATATATAAATAATAAAAGAATGAATGCGATAGATAAAACAGCTAACATTTCAAATCCATAATTTGACCAATATTCTTTACACTTAGAAAGTAATTGTGACATCTTTATTGTAAAATTGAAATTAAAAAATCTAAAATAAAAATTATAAAAAAGTTAAGAATGAACAAGGTTCCATCTGATTTAATTTATCAAATTGCTAGTTATTTACTTCCACGTGATGTAATGAGATTTCGTTATGTTTCTCGCCAATATTGTGATATGATTACAGTATATCTTTTACGGACATTTCGACAAAAAAATTTATATGAATTAATTTGTCCATTGTGTTCAAATGATTGGGTATCAACTTTTAAAATTTACCCAAATGATTTTTTAGATATTGACGAAGAGTATGATTATTTTGAAATAATTGAAAGAAATGAGCATATTTCTAAAGTATTTGGACGTAAAAAAGTAAAAAGAGATCATTTATTGTGTAATGAATGCGAAGATATTTTACATGAAGATGCATCAATTAGACACTTTAAAATAAATAAAAACATACAAGTTTATATTGATTTATTTAGTAACAGTAAATGGGTATATTTAGTTCGAGAAACAAGTAACGGAATTATATGGAACCAATATAATTGTATGGTTCATCATGGGATAGTATAAGTTTTGGGATACGGCGGTTTTTTTAAAGACACTTTTATTTATAATTTAAATTATAAATATGCCTTTTTATTGCGGAAATAACGGAAACAGTCCTCTACTTGTTGCAAACGGAGGAAACCGTACATTAGGAACTAGACATGATTGCCTTCGACAAGGTATAGGTGTAGGTTTAAACATGCCTTTGGATCCTTCTTATCTAAATCCTTATAATCCTATTAATAATACAAGATATTATTGCGGTAATGCGGCGGCGTTGCCAGCAGGTTATGACGCAAATGGTACATTAAATATGTGTCATGGTATTGGTATAGGGGTGGGAAGAAGAAAAAGAGCTTTAGCGGCGCCTTTAGCAGGTGGAGCTGTACCTTTAGCAGGCGGAGCTGTACCTTTAGCAGGCGGAGCTGTACCTTTAGCAGGCGGAGCTGTACCTTTAGCAGGCGGAGCGGCACCTTTAGCCGGTGGAGCGGTACCTTTAGCCGGTGGAGCGGCGCCTTTAGCCGGTGGAGCGGTACCTTTAGCCGGTGGAGCGGTACCTTTAGCCGGTGGAGCAGTGCCTTTAGCCGGTGGAGCGGCGCCTTTAGCAGGCGGAGCAGCGCCTTTAGCATTGTATTTAATTTGTTTTGTTTTAATGATATCAATTTTTGTCATAACAATGTTGTATAAAAAACCATCTTTTATAAAAAAAAAAGATACAGAAGAAATAGACTGGTACGTTTTTTCTCCTTATATAGCATTATTTTCTATTGTGGTTGGAATTATATTATATATGATTTATAAAAGTGTATCATAGTTGCACAGACCTAGCATCGATGTAACACTGTAATTTATAATTTTCGTTATTTCCGCAATAGGTTAAACTTTCACGATACGCTTTGTTTAAATCTCTGTATTTTTCATATAAATCAAAGAAAAAACGTGGTTGTAAATGAGAAGGAGGTAAAGCAAGTTTTACGGCACGGGGATTTTTTCCAGCTTGTTCTAATATTTCAATAAGATATCTATTAATTGTATCCTGTAACCCAGCCGAATGATTTGCACAAAGAGGGCCGATAAGTCTGTAAATATTGTTCATAACACAAGTACGAACTTCGTTAACATTTTCGTATCCATACAATTCAGTACAAACATTCATTGGATTGATGTGATAGGGTGTTCCGGTTTGATCACCAACAACAGTGGGTCCTGGTGAATTAGCTTGATGTTTTATAGTGGATGGAACATGTCTTTGCAATACTGATTTATAACTCATTTAATTTATATAAAAATAAATTAAATTACTCCAAACTAAAATCGCTTGAAGAACTAGAATCGTTTGAACTAACATAAGAACGATCGATTTGATCTAATTCTTGGTCAAGATGATCCATTTCTCTGTTCATTTCGTATTTGTTAGCAATTGTTGAGATACACAATACAAATAAGCCAATGATGCTTGAAAAAAGTAAAGCATATACAATTGATAAACGCAAGGAGAAGATCATTGTTTGTGTCGTTACGATCGTAGTCGAATCAATTGTCGTATCTACTGTAGAGTTATCTGATTCAACCATGACAAAATCTGGCTGGTAGCAATAATAATACATCATTAGTACAAAAAATGATAACAATGTTGATACGATAGCATAAAGAGACGAATTCATAGTTGTTTATAATAAAAATTAAAATAAAATTTAAAATAGTATTTTAAACATTTGTATTTCATTAAAAATGACTACTACTTTTTTTTGTAAAACAACAGAAGGATATATTATTAAGGTTCTATCTGAATTATTGCAAAATAATATTAAAAATGGATGTTTCATCGTAAGTGAAAGTGGATTAACATTTAGAATGACCGATAGCAATCGTCGGATTTTGATCGATGTAAAATTATCAGCTGATAAATTTACGTCATTTAAATACAATCCATCAAAAGACAAACAATTATCAATTGGATTGAATCTGTCTCATTTCTATAAAATGCTTAAAAATATTAAAAAGAAAGACAGTTTGGTTCTTTTTATTGAAGAAGAGAAAGAAGATGAATTAGGCATTCGTGTTATCCCAAAAGAGAAAAATCGCGTTACGACGAGTTTTGTAAAAATTCAAAATTTACAGAGTTTAGATATCGATATTCCAGATTCATACGATAAACCTATCAATATTCCTAGTAATGAATATATTAAAATGATTAAAGATCTCAATAACATGGGGGGAAGTATGATTACGATTTCATCTTGTGTTGGATTTTTAAAATTTAATTGCGATACAAGTGGAATTTACAGTCGTGAAATTGTATTTGGCGAAAGCGATGAAAAAATGGTACTGACTTGTGTTCAAGAATTTGATACAGAACAATTATATCGAGTATCAAAAATTGCGGGAATCTGTTCGTTGATTCAGATCTATCAAAAAGATGGACTTCCTTTACTTTTTTCAAGTTCTGTTGGAAATTTAGGAAGCATTTCTATTTTTGTAAAGGATAAAAAACAGATACAAGAAGATGATTTAGGTAAAAATGAAGACAGTGAAGAATAAAGAAAGAGAAAGAGAAAGAATAAAGAATAAATTAAAAATAAAATAAAAATTTTATTTTTAATAATTTTTAATAATTATAAATGATGGAAGAAAATATTTATATGTTAGAAGATTTTGATTTTAATAAAGATGGAACATTATTACCTTCTTTGCTAGAACCAGATACTGTATTTATTGTTATTATTAAAGCAGAATGGTGCGGACATTGTAAAACAACTACGCCAAAATTTATTGAAGCATCTAACAAAATGAAAAATAATGAAAAAGTAAAGTTTTGTATTGCTGATATTACAGGTGAACGAGAATCACAAAAAGCAATTAAAGAAAGAACTCGATATTTGAGAGAATTTAGAGGATTCCCCGATATCAGATGCTTTAAAAATGGAAAAGAACATCGAAAATACAAAGGAAACCGCAGTGCTGAATCGTTTATGGACTTAACAAATTAGATTAAACCCTTTAATTAATTATTTAAATAGGGACACTTTATTATAAATAATAAAATGTCAGATCCTAAACTAGTATTAGTGATGATTGTAAAAAATGAATCAAAAATTATTGAACGTTGTTTTGATTCGGTTAAATCTATTGTAGATTCAATTGTTATAAGTGATACAGGTTCATCCGATAATACAGTTGAATTAATGGAACAATATTTAGAAAAAAATAATATAACTGGTAAAATTTACAAGGATGAATGGAAAAATTTTGGACATAACCGAAGCAAAAGTATTAAAAACGCACAAGAATGGCTGAGGGAAACAAATGCAGATTTATCAAATACATATCTTCTTACAATTGATGCTGATATGATTTTTCGAGTTTTACCAACCTTTAAAAAATCAATGTTGTTGCAAAAAGATTCATGGTGTATTCAACAAAAAAACCCTGGAATGACCTACTACAATAAACGGTTATTTCGTTCTTCGTTAGCATACAGATGTATTGGTGTTACCCACGAATACTGGGGTTGTGACGATAAAGATAATGATGGTAAATTAGATGATCTTTATATTGATGATATTGGAGATGGGGGAGCAAAAGCTGACAAATTTGAACGTGATATTCGTCTTTTGACACAAGGGTTGATTGATGAGCCAAAAAACGAACGATACTTTTTTTATCTTGCTCAAAGTTATTCAGATAACGGTAAAAAGTTGGAAGCGATTGAATGGTATAAAAAACGAATTGAAGCAGGTGGATGGCACGAAGAAGTATTTATGGCTTATTTACGTATAGGTGATATTTACAATTTTTTAAATCAATATGAAAATTCTATTCATTATTGGAGCTTGGCATATAATCATTTGCCATCACGTTCAGAAACACTTTATCGAATCATTCATCGATTTCGTCTTTTAGGTAAAAATCACCTTGGTATGCTTTATTTAAAAACGGCATTACCAATTGAATACCCAAAAGATCAAGTACTTTTCATTGAACATCCAATTTATCAATATCGTTTACTTGAAGAATTAAGTATTTGCGGATTTTATACAAAAGAGAGACCTCAAGCGTTGGTTGCATGTGAATATCTTCTTTTGTATAAAAACTCTCCACCAGATTTAAAAGCACAATGTTATTCAAATTTGTTTTTCTTTTTGACAAAAATACAAAATACAGGTCATCAAAAGTTGGAAATAAAAGTAGATGAACCTTATTTATCATCTAGTTCATCCTTTTTAAAAACAAAAAAAGGGTATGTAGGTAACGTTCGAGCTGTAAATTATAGTATCAATCGACAGTTTCAATATTCTGTTCGAGATACTCAAAATAAAGTTCGAACTAAAAATTATTGGGTAACATTAGACGAGTCAAGAAACGTTCAAAAACAATATGAATTGCTAATTGACAACAAATGCGTTGAGAAACGTGATAGTCATATCAAAGGATTAGAAGATTTACGTATTTGTAAAGTTGGAGATGATTTTTATGGATTAGCTGTTACTTTTGAATATGGTAAAAATAATCATCCATCTGTTGTATTATGTATAATTGATAAAAATGATGATAACGGACATTATCATATTTCAAATGTATTTCCTACCACATTCAAAGAAGACGAAATTCAAAAAAATTGGGCACCTTTTTGCAATGATAATAAATTATATGCCATTTATTGTCATCAACCATTAACCATCGTGGAGATTGATAAAAAAACTGGAAGTACTACTGTAGCTCTTTCAAAAGAGTCAACACCTTTATATAATTTAGGGTCGATTAGAGGTTCTGCTTCTCCTATTAAATTACGAGATGGATCGTGGTTGGTATTAATACACGAAGTATTGAACCGAGATACTCGTAAATATTTTCATCGTTTTATGTTGTATGATTCAAATTGGAATCTTCGAGAAGTTAGTACATCTTTTTATTTTTCAGAATTATTTGTAGAGTTTTGTTTATCAATTACAGAAACAGATGGAATCATTACAATTTTTTATTCAAAAGAAGATAATACGACGGAAGCAATCACTGTACCATTTTCGTCTATAAGTTGGCTACCTAATGATATTCGAAAATGGATTTCAGATAATTTTTAATACCCCAAAAACTCATAAGACTTTTTGAATTATTTTAATAATTTAAATTAATTAAAATAAAATGGCAGCAGTTCGTGATATATGTAATGGTTTAATGACACAAATTATTTCGAAATGTGACAATGTATTTGGACATCGTGAAACCCATAAATTAAGTGAAATGAAATGCGGAAACATTCGAATTCATAATAATGATAGCCCAGCTGAAGTTAATAAAAAATTAGAATTATTAAAAATTCGTTCAGCAGAATTTCACAATTGTAGCGATATACGTAATGCGTATACAAATCATAAACCTCCATGTGATAAGTCTATTTACGATTTATCTGACAGAACCCATGGCATTTATAATGCAACATTAAAGACAGAGGGTAATTATTGCGATACTTGCGTAGAAAGATTTATTGATACCGTAAATCGAAATGTAAAATTATATGAAGCAAATCCATCTCGAAGAGATTTGACTTTTAGACCATATGTTATTTATTTGTATGAAAAAATGAAAAGAGATGAAGCCAAAAGAGACAGCCAAAATCAATTAGAAAAATGGAAGAAAGAGCAAACTAAAAAATTTCAAGAAATCGCTGAAAAAGCTAGTTTAGAATTAGAGATGGAAGAACAACTTGAAAGAGATCGTAAACGAGAAGAAAAGAAGCAAAAGAAATCAATGAAAAAGGAAGTGACAATTGATATGAAAAGAGAAAGGGAAAGAGAACGGGAAAGAGAACTGGAAAGAGAACGGGAAAGAGAACGTGAAAGAGAAATAAAAGAAATGGAGAGGGAAATGGAAAGGGAAATTGAAATAGAAAAAAGAATGGAGAAAAAATCTCAAACAAAACGTAATATAAAAATAAATAAACTTGTTCAAAAAATTAAAAAATTAGATGATGAAATTACTTTGGAATTTTTAATTGAAACATTTCCTGATGATGAAGAATTTATAAATGATAACTATGATGATATTATTGAAAGATTAATGAAAGATTAATAAACACTTTGTTTAATTATTATATAAAAAATATGTAATAATAAAATGTATAAACTGGCTCAGTTTGATACAATTAATACAATTATAAATTTTGATAGACTTATAGGAATAGAAGGTAATGATGGCAATGGCGGAAATGGAGTAACAGGGCCAACAGGTCCGTCTATGGGTCCAGTAGGACCTGCTGGCGCAACTGGTTCAACGGGTCCTACTGGAATACAAGGAAGACCAGGTATAGGGTTTGCTGGAGCAACTGGTCCAACTGGTGTAGCTGGAACCGCCGTAAATACCGGATCTACTGGGCCAACTGGTAGTTCATCTACCGTAACTGGTTATACAGGACCTACTGGAAATGATTCTACTGTAACAGGTCCAACAGGACAAACGGGACCAGGTTCAATCGTTACGGGTCCAACAGGAAGCGCGTCAACTGTTACCGGTTATACAGGACCTACAGGAAGTGATTCTACTGTAACAGGTCCAACTGGTCAAACAGGAAGCGCTTCTGTCGTAACAGGTCCTACGGGTCAAACAGGAAGTGCGTCAATAGTAACAGGACCAACTGGACAAACAGGAAGCGCGTCGGTAGTAACAGGTCCAACAGGAAGTGCGTCTGTCGTAACAGGTCCTACGGGTCAAACAGGAAGCGCGTCAATAGTAACAGGTCCAACTGGTCAAACAGGAAGCGCGTCAACTGTTACAGGTCCAACTGGACCTACAGGAAGTGCGTCTGTCGTAACAGGTCCAACTGGACAAACAGGAAGCGCGTCGGTAGTAACAGGTCCTACGGGTCAAACAGGAAGCGCGTCGGTAGTAACAGGTCCTACGGGTCAAACAGGAAGCGCTTCTGTCGTAACAGGTCCTACGGGTCAAACAGGAAGCGCTTCTGTCGTAACAGGTCCTACGGGTCAAACAGGAAGTGCGTCAATAGTAACAGGACCAACTGGGCAAACAGGAAGCCCATCTGTCGTAACAGGTCCAACTGGACAAACAGGAAGCCCTTCGGTAGTCACAGGTCCTACGGGACCTACAGGAAGCCCATCTGTCGTAACAGGTCCAACTGGTCAAACAGGAAGTGCATCAATAGTAACTGGTCCTACAGGACAAACTGGAAGCGCTTCTGTCGTAACAGGTCCTACAGGAAGCCCTTCTGTCGTAACAGGTCCAACGGGGTATACAGGTCCATTAGGAACAGGATCAACGGGTCCAACTGGTAATCCGTCAGTAGTAACAGGTCCTACGGGTCAAACAGGTCCATTAGGAACAGGATCGACAGGTCCAACTGGAAATCCATCAGTTGTTACGGGTCCTACCGGTCCATTAGGAACAGGATCAACAGGTCCAACTGGTAATCCGTCAGTAGTAACAGGTCCTACGGGTCAAACTGGTCCATTAGGAACAGGGTCAACGGGTCCAACTGGAAATCCATCGGATGTTACGGGTCCTACTGGTCCATTAGGAACAGGATCAACAGGTCCAACTGGAAATCCGTCGGTAGTAACAGGTCCTACGGGATATACAGGCCCACTAGGAACAGGATCAACAGGTCCAACTGGAAATCCGTCAGTAGTAACAGGTCCAACTGGTCCACTAGGAACAGGATCAACAGGTCCAACTGGAAATCCGTCGGTAGTAACAGGTCCGACGGGATATACAGGTCCACTAGGAACAGGATCAACAGGACCAACTGGCACGCCTTCTAATGTAACAGGTCCGACGGGATATACAGGTCCATTAGGTACAGGATCAACAGGACCAACTGGAAACGCTTCGATCGTTACCGGTCCAACAGGTCAAGGATCAACGGGTCCAACTGGACCATTAGGTACAGGGCCAGCTGGTCCTACAGGAAGCCCAGGAGTTGTTGTTCAATTTAAAACAGCATCTCCTACAGGAAACAATACAACACTTACTACAGGTGTAACACAAAATTGTACAGCAAACGGATATTCGTTATCAATTACTCCTCAAAGCACTTCAAGTTATATTAAAGTTCAATTTAAAACAAAATATATTACATCGGATAATACAAATACATTTATTACATTTTATATTAATTATTCGATAAGCGGGGGAGGATCTGGTATCATTGGATCGGGTGATCAAACATTGGGATCAGTTAATGCAACTGCTGGGTTAACAGATGTTTATACATTTATCGCAATGCATCAACCCGCAACGACTTCTGCTGTTACCTATTATTTATCTTATCAAATTACGGGATCACCATTAACTCCTTTAGGTGTGATTGGAAATACAAGTAGCAATAGCATTATTTTAGAAGAATACGTAGGGTCTGGGTCAGCTGCATTATCTCTACCTGTTTTAGGAAATGTTGCTAGAGTTGATCAGGTTTATGGGAATGACTCTCTTGGTTCAATAGGCGGCTATCCTTACCAAACAATAAATGGTGCCGTAAACGCCGTAACGAGTGCTGTAAATAGCGGTGTCGGTCCAACTGGTTCATCAATATGGGTAATGCCAGGAACCTATAATCTTTCCACTGGGATCGTATTGGCGACAGGATCAGCTCTTAGAGGTATGAATACACAAACAGTGTCAATTAACATGTTAAATGTAACCGGACCGACAACATTAGTAACAATGGGTCCATCCACACGTTTAGAAGACGTAACGCTGAATGTGTCTACAAGTACAGGAGGTGTTCCTATAACAGGTATACGTTTTCCAGGAAACACATCAACAACTGCTAAACTTCGAACAGCTGTTGTTAACGCAACGTCAACTGCTCCCTATAGTGGAAATGGTGGAAACGTATATGGAATTTTATCTGATGGCACTACAACAAATCCTAATATATTATCATCAAGTATAGCAATTAGGGCAGCTACAATCAATGTATCATCAAGTGCGACAGGTACAATTAGAGGAATAGCTGTAACAGGACCATGTCAGTTTTCTATAAGAGATACGATTGTATATGCGACTGGTCCAACGGGTCCAACCGGAACTAGTACAATAGGAGTAGAAGCGGCTAATACTGGATCATTTGTATTGTTGAAAACTTCATCTATTTTTGGCAGTTCAAGTGATATTAGCCAAGCCGCTAGTCTTACCACCGGATATACAGGAACGACTATACAATTATCAGCGACAGATTTGTTAAGTGCAAATGCTGGTTCAAATGGGTTTACTGTAAATACTGAACCAAATCAAATATATTTTTCAATTATAGGAGGAAACGGAAGTTCTGGTAATATTTCTGCTGGAACGTACTTTTTGAGCACTGGGTCTCAGAATGCAAGTCAACTAATCGGCGGTGCGCCAACTTTTGGAATATCAATCCCTTTTTCCCAAAAATGTATTGTATTTCAAATGAACTGTTATACAAGTGGTGTAACGGTAGCATTTGCAGCGGGACATTCGATAACGATAGATTTGTATAAAACAAAATTACCAAATAATTTGGCTACAACGTCAAATAGCACGAAAATAGCGTCATCAGGACCAATTACAAGTATACCAAGTGGACCGATTCGTTTATTAAATTTTAGTTCAACATTTGATCCGGTATCATCTTCTCCTGATTATTTACAAGTACAAGCTGTTGTTACTGGAGGAAGTGTATCCTTTAATAATAGCAGTTTAACTGTTACATTATCTACATATTAATTCAGAGACATTATTTTTATAATTATTTATAATTATAAAACATGGCGACTGGTTTCAATTATACATTAAACGCTTCGAGCATTCCAGTTGCAAATTATGCCGGTTACACAGGTCCTTCTGGTGGAAATTATATTTTTTGGACAGTAAATGCAAATACCATACAATCTGGTGGACCAACTGGTGTAAACGCTACACTTGTAAAAAACAATTTAAATGTAAATGGAAGCGTGTCAGGTTTAAGTGGGACATTTTCAGATCTTTCGATTGGAACATTTGCAACTGGTTATAATTCAGTTAATACAACAACAGGATTTACCGGTTCATACGGGACAACTTTGAATGTCGCTGGAAGTACGTTAACTTCTTCATTAACATTTGGGGATAATAGTACAACGATAAGTGGAAATTTACCAATAGATTATACAACATTTGGGGTTACTGGATGGATTCAAAATACTTCTGTATCAAACATAAATTGTATAGGTGGTATATGTATGTCTTCATCTGGTCAATATCAAACTGTTGGAACAACATTAACAGTTTATGTATCATCAAACTATGGCCAAACATGGTCGTCTATACCAAGTATATCAAGTCCAATATATAGTGTATGCATGTCTTCTTCTGGTCAATATCAGCTAGCTTCCTCAGCTGGTATAATTGGGATTTGGTATTCATACAATTATGGACAAACATGGGCTAAGTCTAATGCTCCTATAAATTTAAATTGGTATAGTTCTGCTATTTCGTCTTCTGGTCAGTATCAAAGCGCTGTTGTTAACAATGGAACAATATATTATTCAACTAATTATGGACAGACTTGGGTATCTTCAAATGCTCCTACTTCTGGGTGGTTAGGAATTGCTATGTCTTCTTTGGGTAGATACCAAACTGCTGTTTCAAATAGTGGAGACGGAGTTTGGTATTCTACAGATTTTGGAAAAACATGGTTGAAATCTTTTTCTTTGCCAATGACATGTGTCGCTATGTCTGCATCAGGTCAATACCAGACAATTTCAAGCGGTGGTGGAAGTTTTATTTATAATTCAACAAATTATGGATTAAATTGGGATGTGTCAAATGCGCCTTCAAGTCTTTATAATGATATATGTATGTCTTCATCCGGTCAATATCGAATGGCTTGTGTAAATGGGACAATAATACCGCTACTACCAGCTATATATTATTCGATTGATTATGGAATAAATTGGACACCGGTTTCATTGTCTATTTTAGCTTCAAACAATTGGTACAGTATATGTATGTCATCTTCAGGTCAATTTCAAAGTGTTTGTATAAATAATTCTTCAGGAAGCATTTACACAAATGGTTTGTACTCTTCTCCTATCTACGGAAATATTTCATTTCAGGGACCTTCTACAAACAGTATTACAACAAGCGGTACGGCTACATTATCGATAAATTCACAGGGTGGAGCATTGACACTGCAATCAGCTGGTACTACTTACGCGTCAGTAACTAGTTCTGGTATAATTCTCCCAACTGGAACACCTAATATATATGTAGGAACATCTACAGGTACTACAAAAATAAAGACAAATAAAGGTATTACTATGTATGGTTCAACATCTAACTCTGACATTGAATCAGATGGTGTAGCGAATATTTATATTAAAAGTTCTGCTATTTCTTTATCGGATACATCAGGAAATCCATATATATCAGCGAATGTTGGTGGGTTAACAATTGGTACAAGTGACAGTATTTATTCTACTGTTGGACATAATTTAAATATTATTTCTCAAGCAGGAGCATTTAATTTTTTTCAAGGAGCTAATGTAGATATTCAATTTCTTAGAGCAACTAATGGTGCTTCTTATCCTTATATACAAATAAACCATCCAAACGGGACAGTTAGTGGGACAGTATATGAACAATACTTGTATAATAATGCCATTATTGGATATGTAGTACAAACTTCAACGACTGTGGCATCATTCGTCGCATCAAGTGATTATCGTTTAAAAAGAAATCCAATTCCTATTCATGAACCGATTGAAATATTACAACGATTAAAACCATGTAAATTCACATGGATTGATGATAATATTGATGATATTGGGTTTATTGCTCACGAATACGCAGAAGTATTTCCTAATAGCGTAATTGGTAAAAAAGATGGTATGAATGAAGATGGAACGGTCAAACGTCAGATGATGACTGATAAATCATGTATTCCCTTACTTGTCGCTTGTGTCCAAAAACAACAAGCAGAAATTACCGATCTTAAATCACAACTTGCTTCACTCAAAGAAAAAGTAGATATGCTTGTATCTAGAATATAACATTAATTCAGTTAAAAAATTATAACGCGATGCATAGTTTTTTGTACTTTATCATTTAATCAATTTTAAGATTGATTAAATAAAATTGATATTAATTTTTTGAACTAAACTAAAATAAACTAAAAAATGTCACAAGACTTTGCTAATTCAAATGAAATTACAAATGAAATTACAAATGAAAAAAAAATACTGATTGATTTTTATACTGATATTTACCATAATCTTGTTTATCTTTTAATTGATACTTCTGTCATTCGTCATGTGATTGGTTATTATAAAGGAATTGGTAGATTACGTAAATATCTTAATGAACCAAAATTACTTATTATTGTAAAGAATGTACTTATTAATGTGGCACAAACTCTACAATTAATTGCACCAAATAGATTAAGAACTATAAACTGTATTTACTGGCCTGCTGGATTTGAAACAGGACATGCTGTGCAAGGAAGTACAGGTCTTGGTACGTTAGCTTCAGAAGATTACACTACTAAACTGGTAAAGGAGTACAAAGAAATTTTTAATACGTATTCCTATACATATGATCCGTATGATCAATTTTATGGTGATATTTATAACCTATTTATCTGTTGGTAATAGTCATTATTTTTAACTACGCAACAATAGATGAAAAAAGAATTAGGAGGTGTAAGTGGTATAGGAAAATAATAATTATTTTATAAGAATGTAACCACGTCTTGTATCGATCCTAGTGTGTGTACGAATATATTATCTTAATGTTCCTCCTGATGGACCAGTCGCAGAAATACCAGAAATTGATCCCACTGGACCATTTATAGGAATTAATTCTGTAGGAAAAATCGACAACGTACCTGTAGTTCCTGTATACGGATTACTTGTACTTGTATATATATAATATTGACTATTATCTGTAACAGATTGTGATATTGAACCAGTAGGGCCGTCTATAGAATATGTATTTGAACCAGTAGGGCCGTCTATATATAAATAACTTTTTGAGATTAATTTATTAGGTAGATTTGTATATTCTACTTTAAAACTAGGTGTATTTGCATCTTTAACGATATTAAAAGTTGGAGCAGAAAGTGGTGCGGTGAGATCATTTATATCTGTAAGTATTTTTTCATAATATTTTATTGAAGGTAAAATTAAACCATTTATTATATAAATATCGAAAAGTTTATTGGAAAAAGATGAAAGATCAACCGTCACATCATCAGGTAGATAATATGGAAATGGAAAAGTTGAAGAATAATTATATCTACTAGGTACAGTATTACTGTAAGTAAACGTGTAAGTACTTGTTTTTTGTATAATTTTTTTATCTAAAAAATTAACAGAAACGACAAGTTTTTCACCCAGACTAAATTCAAGTATATTAAATGTTATTTCGTCTATATTAACATTAGAAACTATTTTAAATGACATCTTATCTTTATTTATATGAAAAGATTAATGTTTAATGTTTAATGTTTAATGTTTAATGATAATTTGTAAAATTTATATAACTCGTCGCGTAAGGTCCTGCGTTACCTTTTGAATCTAAAGCGCTTATATTAAGCGAATAAAAACCAGTATTAGAAACTGGTATACTTAATTGTGAAGCAGTTGTACCTGTAGGACCATAAACACGTGTATTATTTTGATATAAATCAAAAGAGTAGTTGGAAGAACCAGACCCAGTTACACCTACGTATAAATTTTTTCCAGTAGGACCAGAAAAATCATAAACATATGGAGCAATCAATACTGGAGTAATTTGATATGTTATACCAGTTGATCCTGTATACGTATTTTTTGCATATACAGAAATATTATAAGATTGGCCTGTTGTAATCGGATTGTTTTTTAATACTACACCAGATGTCTGGAACGGTGTTTGTAGTTCCATTTTATCTGAATTGACACCTATTTCATATTTTGTAATATATTGGGGAGGTTGTGGATTAAAAGAAATTGTAAAATAATTATATTGTAAATTATTTGTATATGTTACGTTTGAAATTGTCGGGGAAGAAATAGCGGTTATGTCTGTAACATTTGTAAATGGATTAGGGTCCAACGTCGGTTCGTTTTTTAAAGATGGTAAAACAAGACCATTTAATATATATAAATCAATTGTAGTGTATAATGAAGATGTAGGATCAGGGTATGTTTGCCCATTCAATTGTGATAAATAATATGGATATAAACTTGTTTGATTTGGATTTGGATAATAAGATGGTATCGTTTTACTGAATAAAAATGTATATTTAATTGTATTTACAATTGTTGATTGATTTGAAAAATATACATTTACGGAAATGGATGTACCCAATATAAATTTATCTATTTTAATTTGTATCGTATCAAACGAGTTTTGGGTAACAGAATTAGATTTAGATATCAGAATTGGTGTATTTAATGTTAAACTCATCTATCTTTATTTATTATATAAAAACGAAAAAACATAATAAAGTAGAAATGACAAGTTTTTTATCAACTTTACAATCTAACGGAATTTTACAATCTACCAAATTTTTAAAAAGATCTCGGTACATTTCTGCAACTGAATTTGAAAATGTAGCAAATGATGATGTCATTTGTGACTGGTTATCTATTGTTTATCCTAAAAATCCAAAACGACATCCTTTGCAATCTCTTTTTACAAAAGGTGTTCATCATGAAGCAGATGTAATTGATAAATTACGGAAACGATTGGGGTTGGAATTACCAAAAATGTCTTCATTGACAACCAGCCGTGAGTACGATGATTATTATCATGAACTTGATTTGAGAACAACAATCGAAAATATGAAAAAAGGTGAACCTGTTTTATACAGTGCTTTTATATCAAATAATCGAGAAAAAGTAAGAGGTATTCCAGATTTACTTGTTCGAAGTGATTATATGGAACGTTATTTTGGAGTTGAAATTCCCAATGCTACGGAAAAATCTGTATTTGGAAATTTTTATTATATTCCCCTTGAAATTAAATATTCTTCATTACATTTTGATAAAACAGGATTTACATTGTCAAATGTTCATCGAACACGTATTTATAAAACACAATTATGTGTCTATACTCACATTTTAAGAGAGATGCAAGGAGTATTACCTCCGTGTGGGTTTATTATCGGAAAAAATGACCCCTTCGGGAAGAATGAAGGGAAGAATGAAGGAAACCTTGGTCACGTCTATTTTCAAACAATTGACAAAGACATAAATACTTTATATTTTAAAGGGTTAGAATGGCTTCGTAATGTAAGATTAAATGCAAAAGACATGCCTTTTTCTACGTTGCTTTTACCAAACATGAAAGTTAGCCATCCTTTATACGACAAAGAAAAGGAAAAAATTGCTGAATACGTAGGTGAAATTACTCAATATTGGCAATGCTCGTTACGTCATCGTTACAACATGTTGAATAGTACAGATGATCAAATTTATTCTTGGAAAGATCCTAATTTTGACAGCAGTCTTTTACGGTTACCTAAATCATATCATGAAAAGATAAATTTATTGTTAAAAATTAATCGAGGTGAAATCAATCCTATCTATCCTAAAAAAATGCAAAATAATTTGTTTAATTGGAGAGATTCTTCTGTTGACGAATGTTTTATAGATTTTGAAACAGTTGGAGATTTTAATGAAAACGAAGAAATTACTATATTTTTAATAGGTGTATATTATGGTCAAAAATATACTTATTTTTTAGCCGAAAACATTTCTAGAGAAAGTGAACGTCGAATTATTACAGATTTTTATACGTTTTGGCAAAAAATCGGAAAACCACGTGCTTGGAATTGGTTTGCAGAAGAAGGATTTTGGAATAGAGCATGCGCGAAATATGATTTAGAATTGTCTATAAAATGGGTAGATTTATATCAAGTTTTTTTTGAAAATTCGGTTTGTATTAAAGGTTGTAAAAATTTTAAATTAAAAAGTTATGTAAAATCATTGTATGCAATGGGTAAAATTAATATTAAACTACCACCTGAAGATTGTTGTAGCGGTTCTGATGCACTTTTTCTTGGAACAGAATATTACGAAGAAGGAAATGTCCATGCACTCAACCCAATTTTAATTTATAATGAATTTGATTGCAAATCTTTATATGTATTGTTAGATTTTATCAGAAAAGAGTTATAGAGTAAATTAATGATATCTTTTATCATTAATATTTTTATGAATGAAATGTAGTTTAATCAAAAACGTCGTCGTCGTCTTCATCATCATCTACAACTTTTTTATTAACTTTTTTTACTACTTTTTTTACTTCGACTGCATTATCCATGTCAAATTCTTCGTCTTCGTCGTCTTCTTGCCCATCTTCCATTTGTTTCATAATTTGTTTAAAAACAACCAAAACTTTTTCATATTCAGGAGTACCCTTCTTTACAAAACGAAATCCGCATTTTTCGCAAGCTTTTTTCCAAGCTTCTTTAGCAGGTTCACCTAGTTCTCTATCCAATCGTTGTAATTCAGCTAAAGCTCCCTGGGGAACCATCCAGCATTTTTCGTCTTTATCAAAACGAGCTTTTCCATTACAGATTTGCTTAATACTATCCATTAATTTAAAAGAATTTTTGGATTCAAATTTTACCAACGTGTGAGCTGACATCTTTTTTTTATTTTTAACTATTTCTAATTTTAAAAATCAATTTTACATATTGAAAATATTTTTTAATTGCAACAACCAATTCATGGTTAGACCAGCTTGATTTTTAGTTGTCAATACATGATTAGCTACTTGATCATATGTCATTAATTTTCCTTCATACATAACACTATCATGTACACCAGATGCATGATCTGTATTTCTTCTAGCGTGTTCGAGTTCATGTGGTATAACAGTTGCTGGATTTCCTATATTAAACCAATAATCATAAAATTTATCTTCTCTTAAGTTTCCGATATTTTTAATATAATTATTTATATTTTTTATAAAATGATCTACTTCATTAAACTTAATATAATCTACATTGATTTCTATCAAGTTTAAATGTTTAACATATTGCGCGATATTCGTTTTATTTTTTAATATTTTTATTTTAGATGTCAAACCAACTGGGTAAAATGGGTTACCTCCTTTGATAAATAAATCAATAAATGTAGAAAAAATTAAGGGCATTTTTTTAGTAAAATTCAAATCTGCATCTACTTTTGTTTTTCGAATTTGAATTGTCAGCTCTTTTTCATCTAAACTTTTTGAAACATTTGGACTTTTTTCGTCGCTACCACCAAATTCAATATCACTGTCACTCTTGTCTTTTTTAGGTTTTTTCTTTGGATTTGTTCTCTTTTTGTCAAGTGATACATTTTTACTTTTTATCCATCGTGTGATAATATTAAGATATTCGTTGAATAATGTTTCGTTTTCTGTCATCTGTGATTTCAATGTTGAAAAATATACATTTATCTTTTTAATAATAGATGGTCTAGCATATTGCTTATCTTGCATAATATTTAAATATATATAATATAAAATTTGCGCCATATTAACTTTTAAACCTTTTAAAGGTGTGTACAATAAAATATCTTGTAATTTTTCATCAATACTTGCTATTCTTATTTGATTAAAAAGTACCTGAGAAAATGCTACATCTTGTCCAATATTTCTTAAATATTTATTTCTTGAAATATGATATGAAATATTACAAGGATTAATTAATAAAAGTTTATTAAAATTTTTTACAGAAACATAAAATACGACCCTTTTTAAAAAGTTTTTTAATTTTTCTTTATTCTCTTGCGATAATTGTAAAGCTGTTCTTGATTGCGTCGGCAAATAAAAACCATGTCCCATATCAATGATAATTTGTGACGATATTTCGTATATACATTCATCTGACAATCCTTTGAAAAAATCGGGGTTTTGTTTTATATATTCAACTAAAGGAAAAAAAGGTACTCCTTTTGTAAAAATAAAAGATAAAATAGGACTTTTTGTTAGATAACATTTTAATTGATCTTCTTCATAAAGCAATTCCTTTTCTACTGTGATTTTTCTATCATTAAAATGCAAATCAATATCCATGTAAGCAAGTACATTTGTAGCATAATAATGAATATCAGATACTACGGTTGGCGAATAATCAACGACAAAACTGACGTCAGTTTGATTTTTTACACCTTTGTTTTCATCATAAGTCCAATTTTTTTCTAAATCAAGAATGTGTTTTGTATCATTACGGATAGGTCGATCTTTCATGATAGTACGTTTTCCGTTTTTTACTGTATTAACCATGACTAAAGAAGATTCTCTGTATATATTAAAAAATCCAGTCCCCATTTCACCAGTAACAATGGCAGAAGAAGTTTTATTAGAGTAGAATGGGATAGAAAGAGCTGTAATATTATTTGATGTCATTCCGATAAAATCAGTTACGGTAATAAGAAGACGTTTCTTTGATTTTTCTAATTCTTCTAAATATTTCTTGGATATTTCGTCCATCTTTTTTGAAAATTCTTCAAATTCTTTTGTGTCTTGGAACTTTAAATATAAAACTCGCTGTTCTTTCAACGATAATTTTTGTAATTTTTTGTCTTTTACAAAAGTATCAAATCTAGAAACCCCAGGTGGTGGTTTATTTTGTATTTCATCAACTCGTATCATTACAGTTGATTTTTTTGATTGATCTTTTTCTGGATCCAAACGATATGCATCAATTGAATTTTGTAATAATTCAGTAAGAGTTGCCTGTAAAAAAGGTTTGTTTGTACCGGCATCTACGGCTATTTCTAATAACTGTAGTTTTTCCGTTTTTGGTTTTTTTCCTACTTCACTTGGGTCGATATGATCAATATTTTTATTTTCAAATACAAATGTCAATAATTGTTTAAATGTAAATTGATGTACAAAATCTGTATCAAAAGATATTTCATTTATTTTTTCAGATTTAACTTCGCTTATCGCACGTAGAGAATTCATAGCATATTGTAATATTGTATTTGTTTCCCAATAAGGATATGATAATAATTTGTAATCTTCAATATTTTTGATGTATTTATCATAAATGTATTTAACTTTTTCTATAGTGGTGGGAGATCTTGGATAAAATTGAAATGTTCTTTCAATAAATATCATTTCAAAAATTGAAATTTCGGGTGATTCTAATGCATCGATAAACTGTAATACAACAGACTGATTAAAATACAAGTGATACATAAAAGGATTTAATAAACCAGAAGTAAAGTTATAATATCCAATTATATTTTGATCTTTTAACTGTTGAAAACGATTTACTATATATTCATGAAGCTTTTTGCGAACATTTTCAAAATTTCTAATTTTAAGTTTTGTTAACTCTAGTTCAAACTTATCATAATTTATATGTTTACTAAAACCATAAAGAGGGCATGTATTATACGTAAGTGAAAGTTTTTTATCTCCATAATTATAGTGAATATAAATGCTTGACAAATAATTTACAGCCATATCAATATATTCGTTCACAAAAGAAGGATCAATAAATTTAACAAAATAAACACCGTATACAATTTCTTTGCATGATTTGTCTTTTTCTTCTATAATAAGGAAACTTTGTACCGATAAAAATGCACATAATAATGAACGTACCATATCTTTCTCTATGGGGGTAAATTTTGAATCAAAAAAAGACAATATTCTCTCTATCATTTCTGACTCAGTCGAAGCAACAGTTGAATACTTGAATAATCTTTCTCCTGTAAAACAAAGAAGAGCATTGTCAACCCACAATGGATTTTTAGTTGTTTGTGGATCTACAAAAACATATTTATATGTATTAGCTGTAGTCGTCTTGAGTGTCGGTCTAAACACAACTCTTTTATTCGTAAAAATATCTTCACTGTAAGAAAGAGTCTTTAAACTATCTAACAAATGTTCAATTTCGATTGAATCACATTTTTTAGATTGAACTAATATGCTTTCTGGTAAAATTTCTTTTAATAAATAAAAATTATTATCTAATACAAATACAACTCCTTTTGTTTTTAATTCATTATACATTTCTGTTTTGCATCTAGAAAAAAGTTCTTTATTAATATGACTAGAAGTATACTTTACATATTCATCTATTGCATTTTCTAATGAAATAATCTGATTTACTAATAGAGATCTTTCTAACAATTTAGAAAATGATTCTTTCACGTCTTTTTCATTGAAAATGACATCATCTCTAGATACAGGTAATGATATGTTAGATGGCAGAGACATAACAACACTATAATTTCCTTCAATTTTTATCTTTACAATAACAATATTGTTACTAAGAATTATAAAATATGGTTCAACATCCGCTACAAGATTACTATAATTTAAGTACGGAACAAGATTAGCCGATAATTTCATGGTTTTTGTAGATGTACTAGGAACAAGTAATGATGTCAACACATTTTCAATTGAAATTCCTGTTGCATAATCTTCAATTTCAATCCCATCAGGATCAATAAATAAAACAATTTCATTATGTACATTAGCATTTTTACATATAGGAAACTTGTGATACGTATAAATATTTGCATTTTTAATAAAAGATGTATATTTAGAAAAATAATTAAACTCACGTCTTTCTGTTACACTAAAATTATCACGAGACGTGTTTAATTGAATAAATGTTCCCGATTCGCTTTCTGTTGTTGTATAGTTTAAATTAAAAAACAAGTTACGCTTATCTGCGCTATAACATATGCGTAATAAAACGGCTTTTCGGTTTTCAATCGTGACAATTGTTAATGTACGTAATGGATGATCTACCAAAAAGTACAAAACAGAAAAAAATCCCATACCAAACTTTCCAACCTTTGGAAACCCATCTTTTACAGCATATGAATCAACCGAATTCACTAATAATTCAACAATACACTGTTCTGGTTTTGTAAAAATACGAGTCGATGCTACTTTGATTAAAGAAGATGAAATATTTGCACCGATAGGAGTACATTTTTTTTTAGTTATTTTTTTAAATTCCTCTAACGTTGTAATATTACCGCATAACAAATGAAAAATAGGATACCATTTATTGTTAATCGTAAGAAGTGGAGTAGGTATGTTAGATGGGATGATCACAGATGGATGTACATATTTATGCATATTATTGAAAAGGTATATTCCTTTACCGTTCAACATAAATGTGTATTCAACATCATTAAAGTCAGTAATTACTTCTTGATTACAATTTTTTAATAAAAGAGTAAATTTATCATCTTTGGTTCCTTTTAATATATAATATACTCGTTTTATTTTCCCTGTAGTTTCATCTTTAGTCATTACATAAATAGCATTACGTATCCAACAACCAAATAATTGATCAATTATACGATTCATTTTATTTAATTAAAATTAATTAAATAGTTTTTTACTTGGAAATATTTTTTAAATGAGTTGATTGATCGCTAGTAAGTAAACAGTTGTTTTTCGTATGCGCGTAGTTTAAAGTAAACGGTTTATCACAATCTTCCCATTTTACGAAAACAAGCTTAAATTTACCTTGTCTATTGATACGACGAACGTATTTTCTAATTTTTTTATGATTTACTTTTCCGTTTTCAATATTACAATATTTATCGGTTTCAGGGTAATCTACACCATGATTGTATTCTAAATTATCTTTTCTTCTTGAAAATGTCGAGATTACTTTTTCAGGTGAAACGTATTTTTTTAATGTAATTACATAAATTCCTTCCAAGGTAGAAACAATGTGGAAACCTGTATAACATAATCCATACATATAATAAAAAGATAGATAATCATCGGCAGAAGGCCATGCTATACATACATTATATTTTTCATAAGCATCATATGGATGAGTATGAAATGTACCAAATGCTTCTACGTATCCGACCGATTCTTTACCACCTCGTTGTACAGATGATTCATCAACGTCAATTACATAATTATCATTGTTTTCTGATGTGATAACGAATGCACCCGAAATCTCCCGTTGTTCTACCGTATTTCCAAAATTAAATTTAATATAACGAGTATGGTTATAAAGATAATCGCAAGCCTTCTTTGACAATTGAAGAGTCATGTTGCATTTTTGATTTTTATTTAATTTTATTTTTCGAATTGTGTTTCTCATACAATCTTTTAACATTTTTTGTTGAAGAGCTAATTCTACATTGTTTATCACATCGTTCGCCTTCCTCGCCTTCCATTCAAATACAATTTTAGGAGTTTCAAATATTGTTTTATAAACCGCTGTTGTAATGACAGGGTTACTAAATCCATCTCTCATTGCTTCGATACAAAATGTTTCTAAATCATCTCGGTCGATCGAAATGACAAGAACAGTAGGTGATGTTAAGGATGTTTTTTCATATGAATCTAATAAGATAAATGGTTTTTTTCTATAATTAGTTAACATTCTTTTATTACTTCTTTTATTACTTCTTTTATTAAATTTTATTTAATGATCGTGGGTTTTTTCGACATGTTTTTTCTGTACATTTGTCAACACGATATGTTTCGATTTTTTCACATCGATCTTTGTACGAAAGACACTTTTTTATCATGCATTTTTCCAATTTATAAACCCATTTTTTCAAAGGACAAATGGATTCGGTTTCGTTTACTTTTTCCAACACATTTTCAATTGGATTTTGTGTGATGTAATCCATATATATCTGTCTATTTACTTTGTTTGGTAAAACGTAGGCTAGAGAATTGAAAAAATCAAAATATCCTTTTTTTCGGGTTTCCGACACATCAAGATTGTAATGGAAGGCAATGCAATAAATAAAATCAAAATTAATCTTTTTACAATCAGTTGTCTTTTTTTCATAGATCTTATCGACCGTCTCTATAGTTGGATTAGGAGGGATAGGATATCCTTGGTTTCGAAGTTTATCGTTTACGTGATTATGAATTGTATAAATCCATTTTGTAAGCGATCTACGTGAAGTGACATCAATCGGATCCATTTGTATAAATTTTTTAAATGATCTTCGACAATACACACAAGGTAAAACATATTGCAAACTTTTATAAAATAATTTAATCATTTTTTTAGATGTATTTTCTGGATCAAATGAGTAAGCTATAGAATGACATAGTTCCCATCCAGATTTTCCCCAAAATTCTGTATCCATTTCTTCTTTATTAACTTAATAAATTTCTTTAAAAAATTCTTTAAAAAATTCTTTAAAAATTTTGTTGATTAAAAAATTTCAAATAAGCAGCCATAAAATCCGGTTGGATACCAACACCGCCATAACCGTGGCTGTTATTCATTATATGGTCTAACCCTTCCACTTTTTTCACAGTATAACCTTTCGCTTCAATGTAAAGGTAAAAAACTCGTTCATGATAAAATGCAAGTTTTTCCGGATGAGATTCTTTAATCGTCAAACAATCAGGGTAATACCAGTCCACGAAATCGCTAATGATTGATCTTTTACAGCAATGATTTGTTGTGCTAAACCAATAGTGTAAGGGTTTGTATCCAAAACCTTTTTTCTCAATAAAAGAACGCATTACAGATGGGTTAACGTCGCTGTTTTCGATAGAAACGTTAGTTTCAATAAATGAAAATAAATCTGTATTTGGAAAGGTGTTTACAGACTCATCTAATTTTTTTTGAAAATCCGGTTTTAAAATCACATCATACTCAAGTAAACAAAGGTATTCGTAATCTTTAAATAAATCGTTTTTTATGATTGCATACCATGCTGTAAAAGTAAGCAGTGATTTTTCTTCTTCAATGTTATAGGGTAGATTTCGTACAATCGTCAGATTTGAAAAACGAGTTGCGTCAATTTCATTTTTACCCACAAAAAGAACGATAGGTTTATCGTATTTTTCGTATAATTCTTTTACCAACTTTTCATCGTGACATATAAAAATAATGTTGATCATTTTTATATAATTTAGTAGTGTTTAGATAAGTTTAGAAATTGTCTTTAAAAATCATCTTTAAAAGTCATCTTTAAAAGTCATCTTTAAAAATAATTTTGTTGATCACCGTACAGTAGAGTTAAAATAACTTAAATTTTCTCTAGATTTTGTGTGTGAATTAATGTTTGTAAGTGTTTATTCAATCCATATTTTCTCAATGTTACACCACACTCACACGTTATTTTATTTGATTGTCGTTGTTTGATTTTTTCTTTATTTTTTAATGAATATTCTTTAACTTTTTCTATCTTTTCAAGTTTATTATTTTCATAATTCTTTTTAACTCTATCAATCGTTTTCTCTTTATTATTTTTATACCAGTTCTTTTTCGTTTCAGATATTTCTTTCTTATGTGTATCTCTATATATCTTCTTTTTAATAAGTAATTCTTCTTTATTTTCTTCTCTGTATTTTTTATCAGTATCTGCTTTTTTCTCTTTATTTTCTTCTCTATATACTTTCTCTCTATCTTTGTATTCTTGTTTTTTTGTTTCTTCATCTTTAATAATTTCTAATGTTGAATCAATATCATTAAACCAGTTTACTGCTGTATCAAATACTTTCGTAAAAAAAGAAATGTCTTTATCTTCTGGTAAAATAAATCGATCTCTGTTCATTCTTTCTCTAAAATTATCAAGTTTATAAAGAATCATAAGTTCAATTACACTCATCTGACATACATTATTACATTTTTTATTGTATACAACAATATGATCGATGCCTTTATTATATGCTGTTAATCTTGAATTTAGATTTTTTGATTTACCAATAATATATGTTTTATTTTTTAAATGTATTTCTGATGTCAATAAATAAACTCTATTTTTACCATTTTTTACTCTTTTTTTAGGTAAGATTTGGTCTTGATTGCTCACGTCGTCTTCATCAGGTTCTTTATTATCAATAACTATATTTTCAATATTTTCAAACCAATGATAGATTTCATCTACAACATTTGTAAAAAAAGAAATATCTTTATCTTTAGGCAAAATAAATCGATCTTTATTTGTATTCTTATATTGATCTAACTTGTACAATAACATCAATTCAGCTGTTCTCATTTGATACATGTTTTTAAATCCTTTGTGGTAAATAACTTTATGTTCTAAAGATTTATTATAACCTGTTAATCTTTGTTTCAAATCGACAGCTTTTCCAAAAATATATATTCTATCTTTTTCAAGATCATCACAAGTAATAATGTATATTACATTTTTATCTGGAAAATTTTCTCTTTTCTGAAATCTATTTACTTTATTCTGTAAAAAATTATATTCTTTAGTTTTATTCTCAAGATCGCTTTTATATTCTTTAGTTTTATTCTCAAGATCGTTTTTATATTCTTTTGTTTTATTTTCAAGATCGCTTTTATATTTATTCTCAAGCTCTTTAGTTAACAATATTTGTTCTTCTAATTGTTTTTTAATTTTTTCAAATTCTTCTTTGATTTCATCATTACTTTTTTCTTTTCCTAATTCAACTTTATCTGTAATTAATAATTCTCTTATCCATTTAGATACCTGTAAAGCAAAATTAGGTGAACACCATTGTGCTAATTGAATTCCTAAATCTGGATGAATCCATGTTCCTTGAACATATTTACCAGAATTTCCTTTATATACTTCAATTAATTGTGAAACCGGAATTACGATATCACTTTTTTCCAGTTTATTTCGAAGTTCTTTTGTTTCTTTTAATTCTAACCAATGATTAACCTTTTTATTAGCAGCTTTACACAAAGCTGTTGCGTGTATATAACCATCTTCTCTCATAGGTATAATAAATTCACTATTATCTTCAAGAATTAGCTTACATTTAATGACATTATTAATTTTTTCGAAATTTGCCATAACTTGTGAAATATATTTTATAATTGTTTTATATTTTTAAATGTCAATTTTAAAAAATAATTAAAAATCATCGTCAAAAGTCTCTAAATCCGTTGTGCGTTTGCTATCTTGATTAAAGGCTGAGCTATATTCGGATGCACGGGATTCAAAGAAATTTGTCTTTCCCATCATCCCAATTGTATCCATAAAAGAAAATGGATTTGCCGTTTGGTACAATTTTTTATATCCTAATTCGACAATCAAACGATCTGCTACATATTCGATATACTGACTCATACTGGCTCCGTTCATACCAATTAATCGAATAGGTAACGCATCCATCATGAATTGTTTTGCAACAGTTACGCCATCTTCAATGATTTCGTATACACTTTCTTTGGGTAGTTTGTGTTGGAGTAATCGGTAAATTTCGCACCCAAATTCCACGTGCATTCCTTCATCTCTCGCAATAAATTCGTTACTCTTTACAAGACCTTGCAAGAACAATCGCCCAGCGCTTTTGTAACGTTTCAACCAAAAAATACTTGCAAATGCTCCACTAAAAAAGATACCTTCTACTACAGCAAAGGCAATGACACGATGGCCAAATGAAAGATCGCTTTCAATCCATTTGTTTGCCCATTCATAAAGAGATTTAACACTTTCAACTGTTTTGATGGAATTAAAAAGATGGTCTTTTTCAGTAGAATCTTTGACAAGATTGTCAAGCATCAATGAGTACATTTCACCGTGAATTCCTTCCATCATCATTTGAAAGGTGTAGCATGTAATTCCTTCCATGACCTTGATTTCTTGTAAAAATCGTTTGGAAAGATTGAAATTTACGATACCATCACTTGCAGCGAAAAAAGCCAATACACGTTTAATAAAATGTCTTTCGTCTTCGTTTAGTTCTAAAAAATCTTCATAGTCTTTCGAAAGATCGACTTCTTGAGGTTTCCAGAAAGACGAAAGTTGCTTTTGATAAAGGTCCCACAGACCTTTGTATACGATTGGGTACATTGTGAAGCGACTGTTGGCTTCGTCAAGGATTGGTTCAAGTTGAGATTGAGATGACATGTTTCTTTATTTAATTGTAGATTTCAAATAAATAAATTCAATTTTACTTTTTAATATAGAAAGCATCTCCCCATCTGTAATTTTCACACCATTGTGTCTCTACTCGAACAAAGTTAAATTGTTTTAAATAGTCGTCAATTTCAGTAACAAGAGCACAATCTTTGTATACATAATCAGAATTAACTTCTGTATAAATATAGTCAATTGATTGTAAATATGATTCCATACCTTTTAAAGCTTTTAGCTCTACCCCTTGTATATCTAAATTTAGAAAATTAAAAGGGATATAATACTTGCATAATATATCTTTTAGCATTTTTGTGGTTGTTTTAAATTGATGCACATAATGAACATGTGGGTGAAAATGTGAATGTAAACCAAACTCCAAAATAGAAGAAGATTGACCGTTGTTTGATATATTAAAAAGTACGGCTTCTTCTTTGTCTGAAACTACTGCTTGTTCTATCAATAAATTTTGAAAATTTGATTTACATTGTATGACTTTGTGCTCCATTGCTTCAATCCATAAAATTTTATTTCGTTCGATATACTTTTCATATAAGGGTAATTCTTCACATTCGTGAGCGCCTACGTGTAAAATACCATTAAATTTTATATTATATTTTAAAACAAGTTCATCTAAAGAAATTAACATTTTATATTTAAATATTTTATATTTAAATCGTCTTTATACATTTAATTGAAAATAATCTATTATTCGTTTCATACAAACATTGTCAGATAATGTTCGAACTATATATTCTCGCGGGGTGTACTTGTTTGACATTATTTTATCAATTGAATCAGATAAATCATTTGACTCATTAATTTTTACACCACACTCATGAGACCAATAAGGTACTGATGTTGCCGATAGTTTTTTTGGTTTTAAAAAATCATAAACAGAATTTATTCCATCACATTTTTCATCGTACATTGACATTGCGTCAATAACTAATAAAGGAACATTACATGACATTGCTTCCTGTAATGCAAATCCTTGCGATTCATGTGCATCTAATACTAGCATAAACGTTGACCTTTGTAACGTCCACAAATATTCTTCTTCGTTATAACTTCCATATCTAAATATTTTGTATGTTAAACTTTTTTGGTCAAGAACATTTATACAACGATTAATTAAATCATTTGATCTTCGTTTAATATAAACAATACAATCATATTCTTTCTTAACTTCTTCTGGTTTAAATTTATATGTATCTACAGCTAATGGTAAATGATATATTGGCATTATAAAGTCACCAAATTCTCTAACATAATTTTCCACCCAACTTGAAAGTAAATTAAATACACATCTATTTTTAAGATTTTCGTCAAATTTACCAAGCATTGGTGCTTCCGGAATTACCCATAACTGAGGTCCATATATTACTTTAATATTTTCTGGTATACTATACGGATCTATATAGTTAGACATACAATATAATATATCATAATTATTTACACTTAATCTTTCGATATTATTTGTATATTCAAATTCTATATTATAACTTGCACACATTCTTTGAATTCCTAACCAGTTTTTTGGATGAGGAAGACCCGATGACATATAAAATACTAATTTCATCTTTTATGTATTAAATCATTTAAGTCGATTTTAAATGTAGCACCATTCTGTCTTCTACGTGTAATTCGGATGGAAAAAATTCGCATGAAAATAAACGATCTTTCACAATGTTTAGTATATTTTCTCGTGTAATGTTAGACCAGTTTTCATTCAAACTTTTACCAAATAAACGAATATCATCTATGGCTATAATACAATCATTTTTATAATGATCATTAATTACTTGTATCTCCTCTAATAAAGGACAATCAAGATTACCTTTTGCTGTATTACCTCCAGACCAATGTCCGTCTAACCAAAAAAACACAGAATCATTTATGTTTTTAGATAGTGGTTCTAAAACACTAGAACTGTCTCCGTGAATGATAGTAACATTGTTAACATTTTCAAATCTTTTTACGGCATTTTTCATATACATTTCACTTAATTCAATTGAATATAATTTATTAAAATGATGTAACATGTTATAAATTGTATCTCCCATATAAGTTCCTGTTTCAATAAAAATATTTGATTTCCATTTTGAATATAATTGAACTTCGTTAAATGTTAAAGATGGCATTTTATTTATTAATAAATTCTTTAAAATATGATTAATATCAATTTAAAACATGGTTTATAAACCAAATATGAAGCTTTATGTGCATGGATTTTGGAGTGGGTTTTTAGAAAACACAAATCCAGTCGGAATTAATTTTTTTATTGACCTTTTTAAAACAGTTTTTAACGAAGAAATCGAAATAAGTAGTTTTGATGAAAGTGAATTGCTTTTAGAAACAATTTTTGATAATAAAACGTTTTTATTTGACAAAAAATGGAAATATACATTTTTATTTTCAGGAGAATCTAGATTAAGAAATTATAGTGAAAAATATTCATGTGTTCTTTACGGAGAACGAAATAATAAAAATATTGTAAATGTTCCTCTTTTTGTACCTTACCTGTATTCATCAAACTTATTAGATAAAATGGCAGAAAAAAAAGAGGTGTCAATTCCTAAAAAAAATATATGCGCAATTATAAGCAATCCAAATGGTCAACAACGTAACATTTTTTTAAATGAACTAGAAAAATATGTAAAAATAGATTATGCAGGTTGTTACAGAACAAATGTAAATATTATAAATCATTCATATAACTCCACTGACTTTTTTAATTTTATTAAAGATTATAAATTTATAATTTCAATGGAGAATAGTCGTCATGATACTTACATTACTGAAAAAATAACTCATGGATTTATAGCAGGAAATATTCCTGTTTACTGGGGGTCAGAAAGAGTTACTGATTATTTTAATCAAGAACGATTTATTAATGTGAAACATGACTATGAATCATCAATTAAAAAAATTATTGATATATGCAATGATGATGAAAAATATTTAAAAATTATAAATGAAAATATTTTTTCAGAATTTTATGAAAGAACAATATATCACATTTCACATGATATAAAGAATGTGTTAGATAAAATGCCAAACATTGATAAAATATTTGTTATATCTTCGCAACAATTTGAGCAAGAAAGATACGATCGTTTACAAAAAATGTTTAAAGATATTGAATTAAAGGAATATCATACAAAATTTATATGTCCTACTTACAAACAAACAATTACAGATGAAATTATGAATAAAAATGTAAAATATAATCTTGTTAAACAAATAAGGCATATTGGTATGAAAAAATCAGAAATTTCTTTATTTTTAAATTATAAAGCTGTATTAGAACATATTTCAAAAAATTATTCTGATGGTATTTTTTTAATTTTTGAAAGCGATGTGTATACTATCGCTAATACACCTTTTTTAACAGAATTTGTTTCAAATATTTCACATTTGAATTGGGATCTCATTCATATTGGTAAAGAAGGTGAAAATCAATATTTTTCAAGTCCATACATGGAACATAATCCTTATCGAAATTTTACAATTTCACAATCAACTCCTTATATTGAAGATATAACAAATGAAAAAGATAAACATAGATTAATTCGTAAATTTCATACTAGATGCACTGATTCTTTTTTATGGAAATACAAAGGTGTATGCGAATTCTTAGAATTTATGAAAAATAATACGTTTGAAGTTCCTTTCGATTACTATATGAGTTATTTTTTTGAAACAAATCAATCTTTTAGACACTACTGGTCAATGGATACATTTTTTATCCAAGGAACTAACTGTGGATTAGAAAAATCCACTATACAAAATGACTCATTCTAGTAAATTTATTATTTAAAGATGTTTTACATATAAAATGAAAACAATTGCATTTCTAAGCAATAAATTAACTTTAAGAGGAACAGAAGTAGCTTTGTATGATTATGCTGATTATAATGAAAAAATATTGGGTAATAAGAGTGTAATTATCACACGTGATTATGAAATTATTAAAAATGTATGGGATGTTGATATACAAGCATATAATAAGTTTAAAAATCGATTTATCGTAGAATATTACCAAAGTGTAGAAGACATTGATAATATTGTGTCAAAACATTCAATATCACATTTATTTATTGAAAAAGCCGGAGATTGGGATGGTTTGTTATCAAATCGATGTATAAATTTAATTCATTGTGTTTTTTCAACAAATCAACCTCATGGACAAATTTATTCATCTTTAGGTCAAACTGTTAATAATATTTATGGCACAAATTTTCCAGTTGTACCCTATATGGTAACATTACCACATCATTTGGATAATATAAGAAGTGAATTAAATATTCCAGATAATTCTATAGTTTTTGGTAGATACGGAGGAACTGAATCATTTGATATTCCATTTGTTTATGAATCTGTTAAAAAAATTCTCGAAAAATGTAATGATGTATTTTTTATTTTAATGAACACAAATGTATTTTACGAACATTCAAATATAAAATATTTAAAAGGTACAAGTGATATGATTTTTAAACGTAAATTTATTAATACATGTGATGCGTTGTTACACGCAAGAGAAAGAGGTGAAACATTTGGGTTAACATGTGGAGAATTTGCGATATGCGAAAAACCTGTAATTACATTTAAAAACTCTCGTGAAAATGAACATATTTTAATTTTAAAAGAAAAAGCTGTTTGTTATCAAAATGAAAATGAATTAACTGAAATTCTAGAAACATTTAAAGTCGGAAAATACGATATGAAAAATAATGGATATATGTTTTATTCTCCAGAAAACGTTATGGATATTTTTAATAATGTTTATTTAAAGTAATTTTGTAATGTAAATGTCAGATTTATTTATAAATCGATTATCATATTTACGTGATACCTTTAATTTTTATCCAAATGTTATTTATGACATAGGAGCGCACGAAGGTACTTGGACGGAAGAATGTAAAAGAATATTTAATAATTCTTTGTATTTTCAATTTGAAGCTGATACAGATAAAAAAAGTTTTTTAAAAAAAGATATTTCATTTTTTTATTTATTAGGAGATACTGATGATAAGGAAATTGATTATTTTAAAATTAAAACACAATTTACAACTGGAAATTCTGTTTTTAGAGAAAACAGTCACCATTACACAACACAATCAAATTATTATATAGAAAAAAGATATATGAAAAAACTTGATACAGTTGTAGTTGAAAATAACATACCTTTTCCAGATTTTATAAAAATAGACACACAAGGATCAGAACTTCTTATTTTAAAAGGAGCAACGGAATGTTTAAAAAATGTAAAAATAATTTTATTAGAAGTAAGTATACATGAATATAATAAAAATGGGCCACTTATTTATGATGTATTACATTTTATGAAGGAAAATGGGTTTTTAATGTTTGATATTATTGATAATCATTATATTAAAAATGTATTAGCACAAGTCGATATACTTTTTTGTAAACATGATTCGGAATTTCTTCTTCATTCTTTCTAAATAAAATTTAAATTATTATGATTTAATTTAAATTTTAATCCAGTTTTCCGGAAATCTACCTCTCATATCTTCCTGAAACCCAAACCATCTTTCCGGATAAATTACCATTTTATCATTTTTTGTATTAAAAAAAGCTCCCCACCAACTAAACGTACTGTTTGCAATAATGTGATGATCACACAACGACATCACCAACATCTCTTCCCAATCACTCAGCGCAAACGGCTTTGTCGAAACAAAAATAATATCTTTGTATTCTCCCTGTAAGGTTTGAATAGTTCGATTTACATAATCTGTATCTTCATCTTCGTATACGTAAAAGATGGTGTTGATTTTTCGATTAGTTTGTAACATCGTTATTGCTGCGCGATAATAATCAATCGTTTGAATAGGATGAACATTTACGTATTTTTTATAATCACCCAAGCGAAAGTGTAAACTAGCTGTATTTTTATATGTAAATTTTATTTTTTCAGAAAGGGCTTTTCTCATTTCATCAATGCCAATTAGTTTACAAACATCATTAAAATGTTTCGAAAAATATCGAGGGCGTTGATAGTATCCTTGAAGCATGATATGAAAATGTGACTGTGAAATCATCGGCAACTGATCAAAATATTCCTCTTTTATAATTACAGTATTGTTTTCGTATGTTTGATCTTTTACATATGGTTGTAATCTTGAAAAAAACGAGTTCCAATAAGGGTAACGTGTTGTATTTGACGGGTAACAATCTCGGTTGTTAAACCAAAATGTTCGACCTTGTTCCATGGCAGTAGCAATTGTCGTGAAAATCATGAATAACTGATTTCCAAGACCTCCACATAAATCACACGTGATTGACATCTTTTTCCTTTTGCTTATCTTTAAACAACCTTTTAACAAAAAGCCAGCGCCTTTGGTGTCCGAAGCAGACTTGGTTAACAAACCATTTTATTGATTTGATAATAGATTCCTAATGAACTTATTAATTATTTCATTAATTAATAAAATTTTTTCTTAAAAGCAAATAACCTTTTGCGCGCTTTTCTTAAAAGCGAATAACCTTTTGCGCGCTTTTCTTAAAAGCGAATAACCTTTTGCGCGCTTTTCTTAAAAGCGAATTTATCTTTTGCGCGCTTTTCTTAAAAGCGAATTTATCTTTTGCGCGCTTTTCTTAAAAGCGAATTTATCTTTTGCGCGCTTTTCTTAAAAGCGAATTTATCTTTTGCGCGCTTTTCTTAAAAGCGCTAGTCATCTTCCAAGTCAATTTCATCTTCTAATTCTTCCTCTTCTTCCAAATCATCTTCATCTAATTCTTCTTCATCTTCCTCTTCTTCGTCTAAATCGTCAACCTTTACGTTTTCTAACCCTTTTCCGACGTTCAAATTTGCAGGAATTTTGTATGTAAATTTAAATTTCTTACACATTTCGATATCTCGATCAGTCAATGAGTCAATCTTACCAGTATCATTGTTTTGATGACCAATTGCCGTACTTGAATCTTTCATAAAAACTAAACCGCTTTCAAAATGTTCATAATTTCCAAATTTATTCTTTCGAATCTCATTTACTCCAGCTTTTTCTACAACACTTGAAATGACAGAAGGAGTAGCAGCTGCCTTTTTACTAGCCGGTTTTGCTACAGGTTTTGAGACTGATTCAGTAATAGTAGGTTGACTTGAATCTTTTTTCAAATAATCAAGTACACGCTTAACAATATCTTCTTTTTTACCGGATTGAGTCAATCCCTTTGACTTGCAAAATGCCTTCAAATAATCTTTCGTAGTAGCTGGATTCATTACCTTTTCAATAGAAATACATTCATCGCTGCTTTTTACACTAACATTGTCATCTTCCGACGAAGATTCTCGACTAGCAGCGCTCTTTTTCACGGTTTTCTTGACTGGTTTGGAATCTTCTTGTAATGCTGAAAACACTTCATCTTTATCTAAATTAAATTTAGATGCAATGGTTTCACATACTTCACTAAGAAGAGATTCAAATTGTTTGGAATATTTGGAGGACATTTTTGGATTACTTTTCGGATTACTTTTTCTTATATTTTTATTTTCATTTTTAAATTTCAATTTTATAAAAAAGATACGTTAGCCGTTTTTCCTTCTTCGTAGTAAATTGTTAAGGGATGTGAAATATATGCATTTCTGGTTCCTACAAAATTAAGAACATCTCCACAGAAAATTGAATCTTCGTTTCCACCACCGTGTTGACCTGGTATTCTATTAAATTCATCAGATTCTCTAAATTGAATATTTCTAAACACTTCTGATCGTATAGATGAATGACCATGATGTATTTTTTTACTATAATCTTCTATATGTAAGGCGCATCCACTTGGAGCCCTTACGAGTTTACCATAATCAAATTGTAAATCAGACAAACTTTCATCCTTTTTGTCGTATACATAAGAATGTAAAATGATTAATGCATCTGTTTTTTCAAAAATACTTTTTATAAATTCTAATCGTTGACTGCACATCAAATCATCAGCATCAATATAACTAATAATGTCAACCTGTAACTCACGCAAATATCTTGACGCAATATTACGATTTTCAGATGCATTTTTTCGTTCTTGCGTTGTAAGTATAGCAAGGGTGAATTTTTGTGAATATGTAGACAGCAATTGTTGTACCTCTACGTTATCTGATTTTGTAGACGAACAACTAACTACAACATAATCCGGTTTTACAGTTTGATTGACGATAGACTCCAATAAAAATCGTAATTTAGGTAAATGATAAATATAACAAGGAATAGCGACACCTACTTTTAACATTTTTATTTATAAAAATAATTCTATAAATATCAAATTAAGTTACGGATCAGTATCAAATGAAAGCGTGTACGGATACTTTAAAAAACAAAATGAGTGATACGAAGGTTTTCCAACATAATTCACCTCTGACCAACCATATAAATATTTTGAAAAATACAACGTGTCGATTTTTTCAGGCATTTCATGCCATAAACGATGTTTAAAATGTAAAAATAAATTCATCAGTGCCATTTCATTTGTCATGCAAATTGGATATTCATCCATGCCTTTGATCATTTGTTCTGAATCACAAATCGATAACAAACTTGTATCGTATACCCACAAACAATTCATAAAATAAGTAGAATCAAGAATGTCTTTTCCAAAATCATCAAACACTTTTTGTGTGATGGATGGGTTTGATTCTGTATCAAGTTGTGGTCCAAATTTAAATCGATCATTTGGCAATGGTAAGGCATCAATTGGAGCTAAAAATTTACCTTTCCAATCGAGTTCTAATAAATATTTTACATCGTCAACGACTCGTAAACCGGCATCAAGATATACAACACGTTCCCATCTAGAAAAGAAATGATCAAACACTCGTAATTTTGTAAATTGACATAATTTTTTTGTATGTCGTTCATCTGCCGCTACTTTAAGGGGAAACATTTTCCACGTTTCCCTAAGTTTTTCTGTACACACAGATGATACTCGATGAGTTTCTACCTTATATTCGTTAATAAATCGCGATTTATCATAATCACAATCGAAATCAACTGTCATTAATACCAAATCACCTTTCCAATTTCCAACTGTTCTTACATCTTTAATGGTTCGTTGCGCCTTTTCAAAATAAAGTTCATTACATAAAACAACAAATACAGTTGTCATTTTTATTTGTATGTATCACTTTAAGATTAATTTAAAAATTACAATTCGGCAAGAAACATATCATGGCTTATCTTTAATATTTTCGTATACCCAATCGATAAAATAAACTCAAAAAGCTCTTTTCTTAATTGTCCGGCATTAAAATCACTTAATTGATTTTCTGGATCCCATGACTCGAACAAAATTTTTGGATAATTATTTAGACGTATCGTTTCCACTGCTCCTTCTAATACTTGTTTTTCGTGTCCTTCTACATCTATTTTTATAAATCCAATATTTGAAAGTTTAAATGAATCGAGTGTCCTTACAGGAACTCTAATGGTTGGCGTGTTTTTCTTTGCATCGTAATCAAATTTTGAAATACCATTTCCTCCTCCATCTTTCGGATCTCTTATAAAATAGTCAGTTTCTCCTTCTTCTTTACCTAACGCCACATTATATTTTGTAACTTTGTAATCACATTCATTTAAAGAGATATTGGCACATAAATAATTAAACGATTTCGGCGAACATTCAAATGAATACACATGTTTAGCCAATTTTGCAAAATCAACCGTATACCAACCGATATGTGCTCCGATATCAATTACGTTTTTATCGGCTGTTACAAAGTTTTCACACGCCCAATCAAGAAATCCTCTTTCATAAAAACCATTGTTAAAATAATCTTTGGCAACTCGTGCTTCTGGGATAAACATTTTTTTAAGATTTCCTTTTGTGTTTAGTTTTTCATAAACAGGTTCTTCCGTATGATACGACTTTTCGTGAATAAAAAACATTTTATAAAGAGTTGTATTTAAATTGATTAATTTATTTTGAAAATAAATTACATTTAGACGAACCGAGAATCGAACTCGGGGAACGAGCTGAACTTTTTCTTTCGAAATATAAGACCCGTATGTTACCACTACATCATTCGTCTTTTTATTTTTGTAATAAAAAGACATTTATATAATTAATATTGTATCTTTTTAAATAACATTTATAAAATTGATAAATGATAAACACACATATAATATAATAAAAAATGCCTTCTAAATTAAAGATAAAAGATGTAGATGAATTTATAAAATCTAAAGGATATGAACTTGTTAGCAATGAATACAATGGAAATAAAGATATGTTAAAACTAAAATGTAAAAACTGCGGCGAATTATTTAATCAAAAGTTATACAGAATGAAAATGGGTAAATTTCATCAATATTGTAAAAAAACGAAAGAAGAAACGACAGAAGAAACGAAAGAAAAAACGAAGAAACAAAAAATATTGCAACCTATTGAATGCGTTTATTGCGCTAAAACTTTTCAACCTAAATATTCAAAAGCAAAATTATGTTCGAAAAAATGCTCTATTGATTTTTCAAGAAGAGATGAATACAAGGAAATAGCAAAACACAATGGTCAAAAAGGCGGACAGATTTCGGCTAAAAACCAATCTAAACGTAGTAAAAATGAAGTATATTTTTCCGAATTATGTATAGAACATTTTGGTAAAGAAAATGTAACAACAAATGAGACATATTTTGATGGATGGGATGCCGACGTTATTATTCATCATAAAAAATTAGCAATTTTATGGAATGGAGCATGGCATTATAAACAAATTAGCAAAACACAGTCTTTATTACAAGTACAAACAAGAGATAAAATTAAAATAAAAATAATAGAAAAATATGGTTATACTCCTTATGTAATAAAAGATTTAGGAAAATATAATAAAAGATTTGTAGAACAACAGTTTGAAATCTTACTAAAGTAACTTACAAATTACGATTAATTTGTAAAAAATGACGACAACGACAGGACTCGAACCTGCGACGCAAACGCGAATCGTTTAGTAGACGATCTCCTTAACCACTCGGACACGTTGTCATGTATAAAGAAGTATAGCTTTAAATTGATTTTAAAGAAAAAATAGATATAAATGAGTACAGAAATTGATTATATATGTTCATTTTTTTTATGTTGTTGTGTAACAGTCGAGTGTATCATCTCTTTTTACAGGGCGCGAAGAGGAGTAGTTGAATACAATGACGTTGAATACAATGACGTTGAATACAATGAAATTGAAAATGTTAGACCAGATGTAGTTCATAAACCTTTTATTTTTGAAATTGTCACTGAGTTTGATCAGACAAAATCGTTATATGATCAAAACAATCAAATAAATTGTATTATTTGCATGGATGAATTAAAAATCGATCATTCCATCGTAGAATGTTTACAATGCAACAAATATGTAGGTCATCAACAGTGTATTCAAAAATGGATTGATATTCAACAATCTAAATATGACAAGGTAAAATGCCCTCACTGTAGAAGTAGTGAAGTAGTGAAAGCTACGCTGTAAAAATGTCTAACGATTTAATTATATTTGTTTTTTCCGAGTTTACTTTATGAATCAAATGTACTAAACCACCATTTTCATATGTAAAGGTTGAATTATCAACCCAATTATGGTATGCCATCTTTTCACTTGGAACAACCATTGTTTCAGTATGTACAATCTTGTTATCGATTATAAAATCTATTTTGTCTTTTTTCCAATCAACCGTGTAAACATGTGTATTCTCGTCTAGATCAGGTAGTTTCACAAAACTTATGAAATTTTTAGTTTTCATTGGAATCTGGCATTGAGCATAAAACCCGTTAGATTTATCATTGACATTACCATTATCGATTTGTATAAACCATG